ACCGGAACCAAGTCCTACGGGCATTTTATTGTAATATATTCTAAATTTGTAATTAGCGTCAGGTGTTGGGGCAACATACAGTCCTCCAGAGGTCGTATCTGTAATACCAGTAGCACCACCAAACATAGCGTAATACTTAGGAAAGCCAGTTACATCTTGTGCAGTTAAATCACCCTCAGTACCTGTTAATCTATTTGTAAACTCAGATAAATATGTTTGATCTTTTTTCTCTAACCAACTACCTTTTCCAGTAGAATTAGCGGTTGAATCAAATACTTCAATTCCTCTAATAAATAATGCACCAGCGGGAACGTTAATAGTATTATCATCGGTAGCAAGTGTACCTTCTTGAACAAATCTATCGGCATCCATAGGAAGATCTTGATTAATTCTAAACTCAGCTGACATTATTAAACCATCAAGAATAGTAGTAGTGAATACAGTATCCTCTACTTCAGTATAATCTTTAATAGCCTGTTTAAGTGTATCATATGTATAATTTGAAAGTCCTGACATAATTAAGCTCTATCATTAATGGGTCCGATTGTACATAATAAACCGCCCCCTTTTTCTGAGGATGTTGCATTACTTGCTAAGGTAACATTTACACCATCAAATTGAGTTGTAAATTCAGGTTGACCGGTACCTCTAACTTGTGTTTCATTTAAAGAATCTACTTTATAAGCACCAAAAACTTTAGCCCCGATAGGATGAGTTCCTGCTGTTGTACGTTGTGGTGCAGTACCTCTGTAAGGTGCGCTTGTTGCTCTAGTACAACCTGTAAAATTATCAAAGTTTCTTCCAGTATATTGTATAACTTCATTTTCAAATAAACCCGTAACTGCATTTACTTTTTCAATCATAAGAAAACCAGCAGTTGGAAAATGTGTTCCTGTCTGTACAGTAATTGTTGTATCAGTAAGTGTAGCAGCTGTATCTAAAGTTGTAGATAATTCTAATGCAGGACCTGCAGCACCGGTAACAATAGGTACTCCTCCTACTGGGGATTTTACATTTCTAAGTCTAACAAAATCATTAACTTGTAGACCACCATTTGGAAAATCTATTTTTAAAGTTGTGTTTGCAGCCGTAGTAGTAATTGGATTATCTGGTAAAAAATCTTCTGTTGGAAATTCTGTTCTTGCAGGTCTTGCTTTTTGTAAAGCTTGTGGATCTGCATTAGTTGGCTTTGGTTGTAGCTGTGGTTGTTTAGCCTCGTACTCTGATATATGTACAAAAGCACCATTCCATTCTGTAACCATTTCATTGTATGGAAAAGCCATACCTGATCTATCCGATATTGCTAAGGCAAATTTACCTTGTGAAAAACTAGACATTAACTTAGTCCTGGGTAATATATTTTAGGAGAGATATAAGTAGAGTTAGAAGAACCATCTTCTGATTCAGCTCTTTTTAATTCATCCTCATATAATAATTTTAATCCTTGTTCTCTTTGTGGTGCGTATTTTTGTGCTAAATAAAATGCTAGTCCCGTAATCATACAAGGTATAAATCTGTAGGGTACATCAGTTGCATTAGTGTAAGCTCCTACATCATCAATTCTTTTTGTATAATAAAAATTAATAAAATTTCCTGCGTTAGAACTACCTGGTGTTAGATATAAAGTCATCGTTACTTTATCTATAAATCTTTGTACCCAGTATTGTGTAGGTAAACCTAGAGCAGCTTTATTTGAAAATGCTTGATACTGTGATCTACTAACTCTAGTCATTGGTGTATCAATAGTTGTAGCAGCGACTCTATGATTGGCTTCTTGAATATCGTCCATGCCTCTTGGTGATTGTAAAACAGGGTCTGTATTTGCATGAGTTGCAGCCGTGCTTCCATTAACACCTCTAACAACACCAGTTAAATTTAAACTAGAAATTCCTGTGTAAGTCATTTGTTCAGTGCCAATTGTTATTGTACCGAATGTTGCAAAACCTACGATCGAGGTACAGGGAACAGTGACTTGACTGTTTGTCATTGCAGCTGTTAAAGTTGTAGACACACCATCAGATGTACCATCTGTTGCAGATCTAAAAAAAGTATAAACAGATTGACCGTTTACTAAAGTTACGTTTTGATTTATTACTTCCCAAAAATGTAAACCTCTATTTCCCCATTCGGAAAATAAAATGTTTAAAGATCGTTTAGCAGTTTTTAATTGATAGCCAGATACACCTTGAATACCGATACGTTCGTAAGCATCTTCAATTATTTCATCAATGCCTAAGTTCTTATCAAAAGTATAAGAACCTGAAGTCGTATTAGCCATGAGCTTACGCTCCTGTAATAGTTAATGTAACGCTGCCGTCCGTACCACCGGTTTGAGTTAGTGTAGCACAAATTCCATTTTGAAATAAGATACCTGAACCTGGAATATAAACTTCTAGTCCTTCAGTTTCATATCTGTAAATAGCTTTTAAATTACCTGATGCCGCGTCTCCTGCAGAAGCTACGTCATGTAGAGATAAAACAGAACCTGCTTCTCCTCTTCCTTGAATAGATGTAACTCTAGCTCTAGCCCCTAATAAAACAGAAGCTGCCCCTGTAGTTTTGTTAAGAGTTGTTTGGTCACTTGAAAATGAACTCATAGTTTTTTCTCCTTAAATTTTGTAGAGGCCCCGAAGGGCCCCTTAATTATTTATTACGCGTCTGCGTATGGTGTTACTAAAGTACCTGATCCAATTAATAAACAATCGGAAACCATGTACTTAAGAGCGTCGATAGCTGTAATAGTTATTATACTACCAACAATTCCACCTTTTGTAGTACCATTCATAGTAATAACATCATTAGATGCTGCTGGTGCAAAAGCTTTTGGTGCACCATTACTTATACCAATCATAACTGCACCAACAAATTTATCAGTACCATCAGTTTGAATATCCATACTAGTCGCAGCTGTTTCAACAAAAAATTTAAAACTAGTTCCGATAGTATTCGGGTTATTGGGATCTCTTCCTGGTCCTGAGTTACTGCTTCCGCCTGTACTGATGATAGGTGGTAAAACAAAATCAGCAGTTGCATTATTACAAAGCAGTATTCTGCCTGCGTGAGCTGCTACAGATAAAAGTGTGTCAGCTGTTAAATTTACGAAAGATCCTGGTCCAATTGATTGAAAACCATTTCTAGATCTTACCGGTCCGTCGAATGTAGTGTTTGCCATGTTAATATCCTCCTAGATATATTCAAATGTAGTCCCTAGGGATTGTCGACTATACGCGTCCACATTTAATAATATTATTTATGTATAGTGCTAATAGTATATGTTATTTTTGAGTAGAGTGCAAGAGAGCCCTAGGTATTTATGCATTTCAGCGATGTAGCTTTTGATTAAGTAGCTACAGAAACTTGTGGAGCAGCATCATCAATTTGATTTTGCCTTGTAGCAATAGCTGCTTCTTCCAGCTTTATGTCAGTAATGACTCTTTTAATTGTGTCATCTATCCTAACCATGTCAAGAGTATATCTGTTATTATCCAGATGCTCCTGTTGCCACTTCAACTCCAAGGACCTTTTTTGTTTGTATAGGTCTTGTATCATCGATAACCTCTTCGTAAGTTATTCTATTTAATCCCGGATGAAAACTTTCTCCGAGATATTCCCAAACTATACTCTTTTCTCCTAGTTTGTCAAGCACCGCTTGTTCAACACTTTTAGCTGTATCATCAACATGCTCAACATTAAATTTAGCATGGTAATTATAAGCCCAGACATTGATAGAAGTTTTTTTCATATTATTACTTTCTTATTAGAATATGGCGGAACTATGTCCCGCCATATAAAATTTAATGATTATGCTCCTGGTGAAGCAAACACACCTCTATAGTCAGAAACGCCAAATACGTATCTTTCTCTAGCTTTGTATCTTACATTACCAGTATCGAAGTCACCTTCCATTTTAGTAGTCATGGGAGTTCTTTCGAAATGTTTCATACCATTTGGCACATCTGTAATAATGTAGAATGCATCAGTGTCTGTTAAGTAATTGTTAACAGAGTAACCTTGAGGAATCATCCCCATAGATTTGATAGCATTGATATCATTATCAGCAGTTCCAGTTCTACCAGCAGAAGCCATAAGTCTTTCAGCTGTGAATTGTAGTGCAGATGGGATGATCATCTTCATACCCTTAGCGGCGATTTTTAAACCTCTTTCATCAGTGAATGCATTGATATCAATCAATGATTGTTCTAATGAAGTTTCGTTTAAATCCGCTGCAGTTGCTAGTGTGTTAGACACAGTTCCAGCAATTGTAGGGTGATTAGTAGCAAAAAGTGCTGATCCGTCACCTGAAGTGAACGTACCGAATCCATTGTTAAATGGAACTGCACCTTTAACTTGTTTTGTTTGAGCCATAGATCTTGCTAAAGCTTTAGTATATCTAGAAGCTAGTCTATCATATAAGTTATCCTCAATTGCTTCCTCAGTGATAGCAAAAGCGAGAGCAATAGTCTCGTTAGTGTATCTTGATGTGAAAGTTTCTTGAGCATTGTCATATACGACTCCGCCACCTTCTGGTTTTACTTGTGCTTGAGCGAATCCACTTAACATTACTTCTTCTTCAAAAGCTCTGTCAGATGACTCTGTAGTAAAGATATCAGCTGCCTGATTCTCATACTGTTTGTATTCCAGGCCGAATAAAGCATTCAATCCTGGCTCTAACTCTTTTACGAGTTGGTTTCTTGATATAGCCATATTTTATCTCCTTATATGCCTGCTGAGTTGTTTCCTAAGATATGTTCATTAATCATAACTCTAAGAGTAAAACCCTCTTCAGTTACATCAGAATGTTCAGGATCTCTTGAAACACCTATTATTTTTAGTTGAGCTGTTCCTGCGCCTGTTGTTGCCGATATCTTTGATAAAGAATTGAACAACGGTGAGCCGCCATTAGCTGTAACTTGATCTGCGCACTCTCCTACTTCATTAGCAGCGAATGCAGTATCTGCAGACATTACTTCAAACATTTGTTGCGGATTATCATTGATAAGTGCAACTATGTCTGTAGCTGTGTTAGAAGCGGGCGAATAGTTCGACCATGTTGGTTTACTAGTTGTTGCGTCTGTATAAAATACACCGTTAAGTACGCCGAGGTTATTCACCCCTCCGTTAGCAGCAGTAAGCACAACTCCATCAGCAGTTAAAATTGTCAAAGCGCTATGACAAATTAAAGCTGAAGAAGCGGCTACATTCCACTCACTTAAACCGGCAGTATTATACGACTGTCCAACCATCTTAATGGGTCTGAAACCAAACCCTGTTGTTGAAGCGTTAGCCATATTATTTTCTCCTTAGTGAACCTGCCTCGAAAGGCCTCCAGTTCGATTAATTTATCCGTTGGGTCGAAGTGTTAAAATTTTTAACTTTTCTTGCCACCGAAGGTTGTACGAGATTGTCTATCGATGTCGATAGGCATTCCCCTATGCTGTTCCTTCATAAGATCGTTATCTATTGCAGTGATCTGATCACCCGCTTCTTTAGCGTAGTAAGCTTCTCTCTGTTTTGCGATCTCTTCCGGTACCCTTGTCAGCACAAGGCCTCCGTGCCCGATTACCCCTGCGTATTTGCCGTCCATGATTGCTGGAAAGTCCTCATTTGGATATTCGTCGGCTCTAACTAATTCATAACCAGACCTTAAGCGTCCTTGTATGTTCTTAGTGTCCTGAAATCCCATGATTTCCGTCCTGACCCATCTGTGTCTGAATCCTTCTGGCGCGTTGGGCGTATCTAAGTACGATGGTGGAGCCCAGGGTTTTAAAGCAGCTTTCGGTTTAACCGTAGATGCTTGTGATTCTACTTTTGTAGTATCACTTTTAATAGTCTGGCTCGCACGAGTTGGTTGTTTTTTTGTCATATGCCTATACCTCCTTCGTGATTATAAGTTGTTTCGCATACTCTTCTAGTGGCACACCTAGCTTTTTAGCTATTGTCACCTGTGTTGGTGTGAGTCTCACAGTTTTGCGACCAGTCTTTGAACTACGCGTTGCAGAGGCAACGTTTTGTGTAGGTTTACTAATCTTTTGTTCTACCTTATCAAACTTATGGGGGAATTCAAGTCTTATTCTCTTATCCACCTCTTTATAATATTCATCCGATTGTGGGTCCATACCCTCCTCTTCAGTAAGTTTTCTGTGTAGGTCAAATGCTGTATAAGTCATGGCATTATCCTTGCCAAACCAGTCATTTTCTTCAGCCCACGACTCTGCTTTTGGATCTCTTGGTGCAGGTGCCGGTTGTCTTTGCTGTTGATATTCTGGTTGAACAGGCTGTTCTCTAGCCGCAGTTTCCTGCATTTGATGCTGTGTTTTTATCTCAGCAAGTTTACCTTGTTCATAACCTAATTGAGAGATGTCAGTAAGTGCTTCCACTTCTGATTTAGAGTCCTCATTAGTCCTAGCTGCTGCAAGTTTTGCTTGAGCCGCTGCTAACGATGACGTAATTCTACCTTCCATTTCTGTAGCATAATTTTTATCTACAGCTACGGCAGTAGCTTCATATCTATCTCTCTCACCTTTAATACGAGTTGCATAAGACAAAGCTTCCTCTTTTTGTCTTTCCGCTTCACGCATTTTTTTTGTAAGTTTTGCTATTCTTTTCTTAACGCCTTCAGAGTATTCTTCAACGTCCCTAGAGTTATCTTTTTGTTGATCACCCCCTTCTTCAGAAGTTCCCTGTACAACTTTTCCTCCGTCGTTCTTTTCATCTCGAACATCAGGCTGCTCATTAGATTTCTCAGGTGTATCATTGGGCTCATTATCGTATGTAACATTTGCTTCATTTTTTTTATTTTCATTTTCATAAGTTTTATCATTCTCATTTTCTACTTCTGGCAGTTCAACATTTGCACCCGGTCCGGTTACATCTAGTTCAACTGTTTTATCATTATCGTTTAGTGGCATAGTTTCTCCTATGGGTTAAAATTCGTGGTAAATATCTTTAGGGTTGTCCACGGTCGCTAAAACTTCATCATCATTCAAAAGTCTTATCTCACCCCCATCTATTTTAATTCGTGATCCGGCATATCTTGCAAAGATAATCCAATCACCTTTTTTACACCAAGGACCTTCTGGGTATCTGTCTTTGTCGTAGCAGTGTGGTCCCATGTCTATTACTAAACCACAAGTTGATGCTACTTGTGATCTTTCTATTGTTTCATCAGCTAATATAAGTCCGCCTTTAGTTTTTTCCTTTTGTTTAAAAGGTAAAACTAAAATTCTCCAACCCGTAGGTTTAGGAGTCTTCCCTATCTCTTCTGATTTTTTTTCAGTTGGTTTAACACCAACTAATGTTTTATTCGGTAGTTCAATCTTTGGTTTTTGAACCGATGTTGATAACTGTTCCTTCATTTTCTCTTTGCTCCTTTTTGTTTAGCAGGCTGGATATCTCCTGACTTAAATATTGATACGTCCGTATCTGTCCTAACATATAGTTGTATTTTTCCATACTGTCAACCCCACCGGTGGTCATAGAGGCAACCATATCGTCGTGTCTCATTTTTATTATTTTTCTTAACTTATCTATAAAGTGGTCTTCTTCCATAATTACCTTTCTATTTTTTTGCTATTTTATCTTTATTCGGTCCCTTCTTTATCACGTAATCTTGAGTACCGCTAGCACCTGTTTCTACTTCTTTTTTAAGGTTTCTAAACAAACTCATTTCAGTTATTTTTTTGTATTTCTCTTTTAAAAAACTTTCTATAGACTTGGTGTCTCTCATTAACAGTTCCATTTTTTAAGTGATTTAGATAATCTATCTTCACCGGTATTATTACTAGCTTTTTGTCTCTTTCTCATACCAGTCATTCTAGCACAAAACGAAGTTCTACGTTTAGCGGCTTTAGAACCTTTTTTTAATTTTGAGGGTTTAGTGGTTACAGCTGTTTTTAATTTGGAACCAGGGTTCGCTGCTCTGTAAGATGCAACACCTTTTTTATTTAAACCACCTGATTTTGATTTACCTTCTTTGCGTGTCCATGCGGCACTAGCCATTACTTTATAACTTTTTTTAAAACTTTCGCTTGGCTTGCATGTAACTTAGAAGCTTTTTTTAAACCTTTAATTACTTTTTTTACTTTCTTTATTTTTCTAATCATTATTTTTTCTTTTTAGGTTTCTTAGCTGTCTTAGCTGATCTAACAAAATTAGCTTTTGTTGGCGCACCTTTAGCTCCAGGTTTTCTCATAGTCTCACCTGAACCTGCTTTGATTCTTTTACGTTTAGCTTGAATGTTTGCGTATAATCCTGGTTTAGCCATTATATACTACCACCATTTTTCTTAAAGCCCATTTTATTTCTTACTGGAGTTGGTAATTTTGCAAGTCCTGGATTTTTTTTCTTATTAACAGGTTTTAAAGTTTTACCACCTGCTCCATACATAGGTCTTTCCATCATTCCGCCACCCATTTTATTTTGTCTATAGTTTTTCATTATCTTCCTACC